TATTGGCTTTGGTCTTGTTGAAGAGCTGTCAGACTCTGAACACGTTGCAACAGCTCCATATATGCATTCGTGTATTATAGACGATAAAATAGACGATGAAACTAAAGATATGCTGACAGAGTTTAGTTTAAGAACTAATATGTTGTTTAGAACGAACCAAGCGTCGCTATTTCGTGCTATAGGTCATTCTAGTAACAGTCACGGTGAGGATATGATTAATGATTTTTCTCATTTTAGTCGAATGTATATGCTTCGAGGAGAATTAGAAGGCCATGTAAATGAGATGTTAGGCAATGCTCATATTATGTTAGGATACATGCAAATAGCTGACAATACCCAAGAAATTGATAATCCGTCTTTTGATTTGGTTGTTGAAGACTCCGTTGTTAAGGTTGACGTTTTGAAGAATAAATATCATACTCTAACTAGTATTTTGACATCAAGAAGTCAGAATGATGATGTGTTAAAGTATAAAATTACTACTACAGATCCGAGTTAGAATCTTCGATATTTTCATCTTTAATTTCAATGACTTTGGCTTCTGCTAAAACCTTTTTAAATATATCTTCTCTCGTACCTATCAGAGCATTTTTATTTCTTGTATCTTCAATAGTATATTTGGCTTCAATATCCATTGATTTTGAAGCGAGGGTAGTGGCTGATCGTTTATTTTGCACAACTAATTTATTTAAGCTCTCAATAGCTTTACTTGACGCATTGATTAAGTCCGATAGTGCGCTAATGCTATCTGGATCACCTGAAGCCATAATATAGTCTTTAACATTATCCATAACTTCAAGACTTTGTTGTACCAAATGTCCTGAATTTTTTATTACAAATTGCTCCACATCTTCAGGCTGTAATCCTAGTTCTTCAGTCTTATTAGCTATATTATTATTAACAATTGTAGATTCTTTTAGCTGATCTACTAACGATTTGATATTTTGATCTGAATTATCTTTACTCATGTACAAATATTTAGTTGAATTTGCAAAGATACAACATATAATCGTTGTATGGCTAAAGTTATTATTGATGGACAGGAATTTACATTAAGCGCTGAAAAGACTCAAGACTTACTGCAGTGGCTTACACAAAATGGCGGAGTAAAGGTAGAAGGTACTTCTACTAGTACATTTGATGGGCAACAATTACTAAATGAAAATGAGAAGGGTCAACGTGACCCAGGTACACCACCAAAAGGTGATCCCAATAAGACTTGGGATTTTGGCACACCATGGGCGTAATACATAGACAGCATCTATTGCTTAACCCCAGAGTTAAGTTTGTTAAAACTCATCCCGATGCGCAGCTACCTAAAGCTAATAATAGCGAAATAGGAACTGGAGACTCAGGGTATGATCTGACAGCAGTTGAAGATATTACAATTTATGCTGGCTGGGATGCTGTTGTACCAGTGGGTCTAACGCTAGCTTATGTTGAGGAAGGGTTTTGGCTTAGAATTGAGCCGCGAAGCGGTCTTGGATTTAAGAACAGCATTCAACCTCACCTAGGTGTTATTGATAATGGCTATCGTGGAGATCTAGGTGTTAAATTATATAATTTCGGTAGCCAGACACACCGAGTTAAAAAGGGAGACAGAATCGCACAGTTTGTAGTATATCCTCTTATACACCCGCAGTGCGAATGGGCTGAAGAGATTGTACAATCAGATAGAGGCAATAAAGGATTTGGTAGTAGCGGAAACTAGTTATGTTTGATAACTTATGGGTTGAAAAATACAGGCCAAAAACGTTAAGCGATATTATTCTCACTAGCGATAATTTTTCTATAGTCAGTAAATTTCAACGTGATGAGGAAATACCAAATTTATTGTTTGCCGGGCCTCCTGGTACAGGTAAAACTACATTAGCTAAAATTATTGTTAAAGATATGCTGGAGTGTCAATATCTGTATATTAATGCTTCTGATGAAAATGGTATTGATGTTATTAGGTCCAAAGTAGTCCAATTTGCGCAAACACGAAGTATCGATGGGGGGATTAAGGTTGTAATTTTGGACGAGTGTGACGGTCTTAGTCAAGATGCTCAGCGCGCGTTGCGTAATATCATGGAGGAATATGCAGGAGTTACTCGATTCGTGTTGACCGCAAATTATAGTCACCGGATCATACCTGCTCTTCAAAGTCGGTGTCAGAGTATGGATTTGACACCGCCATTAGATAGCTGTATAGAGCGTATTAGATATATTTTGGAGAGTCAAGATATTTCTGTTGATAAAGATCAGCACGAGCAGCTGACTAAATTTATTAAGAATAATTATCCGGATTTAAGAAGGTGTATCAATGAGGTTCAAAAGTTTTGTCGAGATGGAGCAATATATATTCATGATACAACCAAAAATGAAGAATTTGTCGCGGCTATATTTACTTTGATTAGAAAAGGGGCAGTATTAAAATTGCGGAAATATATTATTGAGAACGAACAAAAGTTTAATAGTGATTATCCTGTGCTGTTGAAGTCGTTATTTGATTATGTAGATAACACAAAAATGTCAGATGAAAATAAAAAAATATGTTTAGTAATTATTGCTGAAGCTTTATATAGAAGTGCGTTTGTAGCAGATCAAGAAATTAATTGTTATAGTTGTCTGATTCAATTGGGATCAACAACTAATGCTTAATTTTCGTGACATTCACATTCACATTTACATGAACAATCATCGCATTGACAGTCACAGCATTCACATTTACAGGAACAGTTTTTCATAAATTATTTATCCATATACTGCTTAGTGTATGATTCACCTTTCTTCGGTTCACTAGCATTTGGAAGTTTATTGTCAGATACTGGCATTTCTTTTTTAGGATGGTCACCTTGTGTTTGGTCTTGTCTGGTACTATCACCCTCATCTGATTCTAATTCTTTCGGTTTGATGTTTGTATCGTCTTTTCTTATCTGACTTTCAGGTGTTTCTCCAGCTAAATTCGGATAATCTTCTTGATTTTCTAATAGAGCTTGTGGTACGGTGAATATTTGAGTGAAAAGCCCGGGGGCTTGCTCGCGAACGATATCTACATAAAAATCATCAACATCATGAAAATTACCTACTGTAGCAGTAGACGGCCGCAATGCTTTAACTGCAGATACTCTAATGTTGTCACCTGAATCAATAAGATCTATCAATCGTTCCAATTTCATCTTTGCACATTTTTTTGTCCATTCGTGCTGTAGATATCCATCGATGAATTTAACTCGGTCTCCGACTAACAGGTCAGTTCCTTGATACCGTCTCATTGCAGACTCTACTATTAAATCAAATTTGTTCATATATGTAATTATTTATTAGAAACTTGACCAATACCAATACTTCCAGACAAAAATTTATACATAAATACTTTATATGGGATCAATAAGAATACAATCTCTCGAGAAGATATCACCTAGAGCAACTAAAGATGATTTGTCACCTCGAACTGCATTAACAGATGATTATACCTATCGAGACGTGGAATTCGATCTAAAATTGGATAAGCTTGGCAATATTAGTCCTGATGATAAAACCGTAAACAATATTGATATTGCCGATTTAAGAGATCTGATGGCTATTAAGCAGTCTGTTGTTAACATTTTTAACACTAGACCAGGTCAGAAAATATTAAATCCAAACTTAGGTATGGACTTAACTCATTTTTTGTTTGATCCTATTACTGAACAGACTGCTGATTTATTGGCTAGATCAATATTGAAAGGTCTAGCAATACAAGAACCTCGTATACGAGTTACAAATTTAGAAGTAATTGGAGATATAGAAGCCAACAGGTACAATATTGCCTTTGTTCTGCAATTACCCAACTTAAATACTAATAAAGTTACGTTTAACGGTATACTTACAACAGACGGATTTGGAGCTTAAAAGGAGATAATATATGTCTAAACAACCATTAACAGATTTTACATTACCAACAGATGCTTATGCATCATTTGACGCCGTCAGCCTAAAGGCTTTAATTAAAGAGCGCTTAGATGAAACCAGCTTATTTACAGACCAAAATTATGAAGGTAGTAATTTATCGTCTTTGATTGATATTATTGCGTATAGCTACCACGTGTTGTTATTTTACTTAAATCAGACTTCAACTGAGTCTCTTTTTTCTGAAGCTGAATTATATGAAAATATGAATCGTATAGTTAAGTCTTTAGACTATAAGCCAATAGGTCCTCAAACCAGTAACCTAGGGTTTAATGTTAACGCTAGCGCTTCATTACCACAAGGTACATACACAATACCTAGATATTCATTTTTTGATGCTAGCGGTACTATATTTTCTGTTAAAGGAGACATTACATTTAGTAAAACACAAGACGCTGTACAAGCATTAACTGAGTTAGCAAGCCAACACCTTTTATATCAAGGCAAGTTCCAAGAGTACCCTCAAAGCGCTGCAATAGGTGAACCCTCTTA